CCAGTGGACGTTAAACGACTATGGCGCGCTGATAGGTATTGTTCTGGGTATTGGTACGTTTCTGGTTAATAAGCATTACAAAAAGAAATCAGAGCAGGCTCAGGCAAGACAGGCTGCCGCGATGGAAGAGCGTAACAGGCTAATCGCCCGGATTCTGGAAAAAAACGACCATGACAGCACGTTAAAAATGTTGGCGGTATCTGAAATGCCGGAGGGCAATAATGGCGCTCAGGACAAAAGTTAAGGCCCTTCTGGCTGGTGGCGCGAGTGCAATGGTGATAGCGGCGGCGATGATTGGCGGTAATGGCGGTCTGGAAGGCAGGCGCCACGAACCCTATCGAGATGTGGCTGGCGTACTTACCGTATGTGATGGACATACGGGAAAAGACATTGTACCTGGCAAGCACTATACCGATGCGGAGTGTGATGCTCTGCTGAATAAAGACCTTGCACTGGTCGCAGCCCGCATTGATCCACTGATTAAGGCCAGTATCCCGAACAGCGAAAGAGCTGCGCTCTACTCCTTTGCGTACAACGTTGGTACTGGCGCGTTTGCCAGGTCAACCCTGCTGAAAAAACTCAACGCTGGTGATCTGGCCGGAGCCTGCAACGAGCTTAAACGCTGGACGTATGCAGGTGGTAAGCAGTGGAAAGGGCTGGTAACGCGTCGCGAGATCGAGCACGAGGTGTGTACGTGGGGGCTGAAATGAACCGTATAACCACGGGCGTAATAGCCTCATTGTTGATTGTGGTCGCGGTACTGGCATGGGCAACAGACCATTACCACAGTAACGCGGTACGGTTCCGGCAGCAGCGGGACACCGCCACTCACAACCTGAAGCTGGCGAACGAGACTATCAGCGATATGCAAACGCGCCAGCGTGACGTTGCCGCCCTCGATGCAAAATATACGAAGGAATTAGCTGATGCACAGACCAGGAATACTGATTTGCAGCGCCGCCTTGCTGCTGGTGGCCGGGTGCGCGTCGAAGGGCGATGTTCAGTGCCCACCCGGACCGAAACCGCCAGCACCAGCCGCGTGGGCAATGCTGCCACCGTCGAACTCTCTCCAGGTGCTGGACAAAACGTTCTCAATATCCGCGCCGGAATCATCAGCGACCAGGAAAAACTGAAGTATTTGCAGGAGTACATCCGGACGCAATGTCTGAAATAAAAGACCCGGAGATGGACACCTGCATCTCCGGGCGGAAGACAAACATGTTCAGAATCGTCATTAAAAGCACGCCATGAAATCTTATTTAGTTGTTTCTGGAGACTATAACCAGTGAAATAATCCCCAGATGATTGATGATATAACATAACAAAACATTAGCCAGTCTGACCACTGGCTTTTTTACATCTGTCAACGAGCCCCGGACAAAATGAGCGGACAGAACTGAAACCTGATAACAAGGAAAATTAATGAAGGCAAAATTATTCGTACTGGCCCTGGTATGTGTGTCCCTCGCCGGTTGTACAACGCTTTATTATCGGTAATGACTATGCGCCGTATATTAGCCACCGCTGCCGCACTTTGTCTTGGCGGCTGCATTACTGTGTATGGTCCGGTTAAAACGGGCGGGCAGCAACAGCAGGACAGCCAGTCCGGGCAGCAGCCAGGGATGAGCGAACAGATATCAACCTCATTCATCGGTAACCGTAAACCGGATGAGTTGCTGAATGCCGTGGCGCTGTATTTCAGGGAGAAAGCCATCACAGCCAGTGTTAACGACCAGACCACAGGAATTATCGCCGGTACAGGGGATGACCCGGAACTGAGTTCGTTGTATCTGGATTGTTCACTGTTACCGCAGACACAAAATATCCAGGAGCATTACCGTATCGTCGCGCAGGTCTGGAGTGCCGGTGAAGGCAGTAATGTTTCGGTAATGGTGACAGGCACTGCCGGACTGGATACTGCCGACGGTAACGACAAGGTGAAACCGGTGGAGTGTAAAAGTACCGGGATATTTGAGAAGGATTTGCTGGAACGGTTACGTAAGTAAGCATTACAGCAGGCATTCCCTGAGTGTCTGCGATAATGACAAACAGGCAGGTGATCAGATATGGCAAAACCGGACTGGGGAGCACTGCAACACCAGTTCCTCGCCGAGCATGCTAAATCCGGTATATCCCCAAAAGACTGGTGTGAAGCGCAGGGACTGAATTACGCTACTGCCCGCCGTTACATCAAGAAACCGACTGCGCAAAGTGCGCAAAAAAATGCGCAGAAAAAAATGCGCACTGCGCAGGCAAAAAAAAGCGCAGAAAAACTTCTTAATAGTGAACTCACTCCCCAACAAAAACGCTTTGTCGCTGAATACCTCATAGACCAGAACGCAACAGCCGCAGCAGAGCGCGCTGGTTACAGTGACGCAAGTTACGGAAGACAGCTCCTCACAGTACCTCACGTTGCGCAGGCAATTGCGCAGCAGCAAAGAGATTCACTTGTGCGCACTTTGGCGAGTGCAGATGAAGTACTCGAAAAGATGTGGCAACTCGCCACATTCGACGCTAACGAAATTTCTCAATATCGCCGGGGGTGTTGTCGTTACTGCTGGGGATTTGGCTATCACTATCAGTGGCGTGATGTGGTCGAGTTCACTGAGCAAAAGGAAAAAGTCGCAGGAAAAGAGGGCGTGAAAGAACCGGATGATGCTGGTGGATACGGCTACAACCACAACCGCGAGCCTAACCCTGATTGTCCCCGATGTAATGGTGATGGTGTAGGACGACCTCATTTCGCTGATACCACCAAACTGTCCCCGATAGCCCGCCTTGCTTATTCCGGTACGAAACTGGTGAAGGGCGGTATCGAGATATCGACCATCAGTCGCGAAAAAATGTTTGAAGCGATTATGCGGCGTCTGGGGCTGGCTGAATCCGAACTGGCGCAACGGCTGCTGGATCTGGAAATCCGAAAACGCACCGCCGAAGCCGAACGTCTGGAACAGGAAGTTGAGCTTAAGCGTAAAGGCAAGGGCAAAGACGACGAGCCGACAGTGGTCATTAAACTGGTGAATTCCCCTGATGGCGACTGAACATGTTATTGAGTTCCTGCCGTTCCATGCAGGGCAAAAGAAAATTTATCGTTCTCCGGCTAAGCGAAAAGTTATCCGCGCCGGTCGCCGCTTCGGTAAAACCACCATGCTTGAACAGGCGGGCGGTAACTGGGCGGCGCGGCAGATGCGCGTAGGCTGGTTTGCGCCGTCCTATAAAATCCTGCTGCCGTCGTTTAAGACCATCCGTGACCTGTTAAAGCCGATCACGATTAGTTCCAGTAAGACCGATTCGATTATTGAACTGATTGGCGGCGGTCTGGTTGAGTTCTGGACACTGGATAACCCCGATGCCGGGCGTTCCCGTAAATATCACAAAGTCATTATTGATGAGGGCAGTCTCGTCAAAAAGGGCATGAGGGATATCTGGGAACAGGCCATTGAGCCGACGCTGCTCGACTTTGACGGCGATGCGGTGATGGCCGGTACGCCGAAAGGCGTTGATGACGAGAATTTTTTCTATCAGGCCTGTAATGATAAATCGATGGGCTGGGAGGAACATCATGCGCCGACTGCGGCTAACCCGACAATTAATCCGGCGGCGCTGGCCCGAATTATCGACGGTCGCCCTCCGCTGGTGGTTCAGCAGGAATACAACGCTGAATTCGTGGACTGGCGCGGGCAGAACTTTTTCAAGCTCGACTGGTTGCTGGAGAACGGCACGCCTGTTGATTATCCGTTTTCCTGCGATACGGTTTATGGTGTCGTTGACTGTGCGCAAAAGGGAAAACTCCAGAACGACGGATCAGCGTGTATCTGGTTTGCGCTGGATAACCTGCCGTCGCCACACCTTATCATTCTGGACTGGGACATTATCCAGATTGACGGGTATTTCCTGAAAGACGTTGTGCCGCAGTGGGAAGGTAAAGCTAAACACCTTAGCGAAATCTGCCGCGCCCGTATGGGGACCACAGGCCTGTTTATTGAGGATAAGGCAACCGGCATCACCCTGTTACAGCAGGGCGCTAACGAGGGCTGGAACGTCCACCCTGTCGACAGTGAGTTAACGTCACTTCCCAAAGAATCCCGCGCCATCAACATTTCTGGTTATGTGGCGTCCGGGAAGGTACGCATTTCTAAATACGCCTTTGACAAAATTGTTGAGTACAAACAGTCGAAGAAAAACCATCTTCTGACGCAGGTACTCCAGTTCATCATTGGTGAAGAAAACCAGGACGACGATCTGTTTGACTGCTTTAACTACGGCGTCGCGCTTGGTCTTGGTAACGGAGAGGGGTTCTGATGCAGGACGACGACGATATTTGCATGGGCAGCAATGCTGGCGTCCTCAGCAAGATTCTGGAGGGCGGGAGCATTGAACCCGGCGCGCAGGCGGGTTATGAGCTCTGCAAGCTGATTTATTTGTTTCATCCGCTGGGCGGAAAGATGGTCGACCGCCCGATAAAACTGGCGATGTCGGAACCGCGAACTGTACATGTTACTCGTGGACCTGAAAGGCGCCTGCGTGAAGCTTTCGAGCGCGAGTGGAAAGCGATTAAAGCCGATCGCATCATTGCCAATACAGCGCGCCAGTCCCGAATTTACGGTGTTGGCGCTGTGGTGATGCTTGTCGACGGAGAGCCAACGAACGAAGCTGCTGAGTTTGAGTCGCTGTATAAAAAGTCCATCACTTTTAACGTGCTGGACCCGATGAATACTGCTGGCTCAATTGTGATGAATCAGGATCCAAATTCCGCTGACTTTCAAAAGGTCGGGAATGTAACAGTAGCCAGTAAGCCATACCACCATAGCCGGTGCTGTGTGATGATGAACGAGGATCCAATTTATCTGGCCTACACGCCATCATCCTTCGGCTTTGCCGGGCGCAGCGTTTATCAGCGTGCGCTGTATCCGCTGAAATCATTTATTCAGTCCATGCGCGCTGACGACATGGTGACGATTAAAGCCGGGTTGCTGGTGGCGTTCATCAAACAGGCCAGCTCTATCGTCAATAACATGATGCAGAAAATGTCCGGCATTAAGCGCTGGATGCTGAAACGCGGTGGCAATGGTGATGTATTGCAGGTGGGGGAACACGACAAAATTGAATCTCTCGACATGCAGAACCTGGAAAAACCGCTTGATACCGCCCGTAATCACATTCTGGCGAATATCGCGACGGCGGCAGACATGCCCGCGATTCTGCTCAACAGCGAGACGTTTACGCGCGGATTTGGTGAAGGAACAGAGGATGCAAAAGCAGTCGCCCAGTATATCGACGATGTGCGCAAAGATTTACAGCCGCTGTATGATTTTTTTGTTCGCATCGTTCAGTACCGGGCGTGGTCGCCTGAGTTTTTCGAGGCGCTGAAAAACGATTTGCCGGAATACAAAAGCATCAGTTGGGAGGCGGCTTTCAGTTCCTGGGTGAACAACTTTGATTACGTCTGGCCGTCATCGCTGAAAGAGCCTGAAAGCGAAAAAGTTAAAGTCGATGAAACACGCTTTAAGGCGATTACTGAGATGTTGACTGTGCTGTTGCCGCAACTCACCAAAGACCCGCAAAACAGGGCGACACTCATTAAATGGGCCTGTGAGAACGCCAATATGAACGAAAACCTGTTTGCGGATCGTCTGGAACTGGATTTCGAGCAGCTTGAACAAAATCCGCCGGATGCAACACTGCCTGGTGAGGGGAATTTTGATGAACTCCTTTCTGAAAGAGCTGCGTGACGCGATTAAATTCTTTCTGGAACATGGTTACAGCAGTGAAGAAAGTCTGATTATGTGGACTGAGCGCCTGCGTAATGCCACTGAGGATAAAATCGGCGGCGATGATTTTTACAGATATGTGTCCCGGCGTCTGACTGCTGCTTACGATCTGGAGGTTGGCCGGGAGAGGGCGCTTAAGCGTCATCCTGGCGTCAGCCGTTTCACACTGAATTATCTTGAACCAAAACTGCGGGCAGAGCTGGACAGGCGGATTATGGCTTCTGCCGACCTGATAAAGCTGAACCGTACACAGGCTGTTGACCGGACAATTCAGCGTTTCAGTGGCTGGGCAACCAGCATTCCTCCCATTACATCGATAAGTCCCGGTTTATCCGCTTCATCGCGTTCTGGCGTGGTTGCCACAAGCCAGCATATCGCCAAATCAGCGCGGCAGATTGATTTTGAACGGCGCCGCGTGATGGTGGACCAGACACATAAGCTGATTGCCAATATCGATAACATCATTGCGACCGATGGCGGGGCGATTGCGGCGGTGTGGCACAGCCACTGGCGCCAGCCCCATTATGACTATCGGGAACCACACAAAGACCGCGACCTGAAAACCTATGCGATACGCGGTAACTGGGCGTTGAAGAAAGGATTTATGAAGGCGGGGCCGGCTGGCTATCTCGATGAAATCACTCAACCGGGCGAAGAGGTATTTTGTCGTTGTTACCTGACATACATCTACAACGTGCGCAGTCTGCCGGATGAAATGAAAACCGAGAAATGGCGAAAATTTACTGAGGGGAATATGTCAGTCGGTCGCCGAACAGCAAATTTTGAAGGCTTCAGAAACGGAGGATAAGTGAACACCTACGCTGCCGGGATCCTGTTTAAGTCTGGCGGGAAAATATTTCTGGTTAAGCGTGGGGATGATGGTTCGTGGGCGGTACCGGGCGGAAAACTCGAAGAGGGGGAGACGCCTGAAGCCGCGGCAAAGCGTGAAGTGCTGGAAGAATGCGGGTTTGATTATTCCGCACCGCTGACGCCTCATACCCTGATTGATGGCTATGTTACCTACCTCGCAGATGATGCTGAGCAATTCGACGCGGTACTGAACGATGAAAATCAGGCCTGTGGCTGGTTTTCTCCGGATGAACTGCCGGAGCCGTTGCATCCCGGGATGGTGGCAATGCTTGATGCCGAACCACTCAATGAAAAGGACGTTGCCGGGCTTATTGCCGACGGGCAACTCACATCCCCGCAGTTTTTCAGAAATATGTACCTGTGGGCGCTGCGTATCACCGGAACGGGTGTTACCTGGCGTTCTAAGTTCAGGCAATACGCTTACCGTTCTCCCGAGAATTACCTCACTGATGATTTCCTCGCCCGGTGCTCTGGCTTGCCGGTGATCTGGCTGCACCCGGAGAAAAACACGCTGAACAGCGAGGAGTACGCCGCGAGGACTATCGGTACGATTGCATTTGCCTGGATCCAGGGTGATGAGGTGTGGGGAATGGCCCGCATCTACGACACTGACGCCGCCACGATTCTTTCAACGCGGCAACTGAGTACATCCCCCACGGTGACGGGCGGCGATGACGTTCTGATCAACGTCGACGGCGAGCCGCTGCTGCTGGAGGGGAACCCTGTTTTACTGGACCACCTGGCTATTTGTGAGCAGGGCGTCTGGGACAAGCTGGGGGAACCGACGGGAGTTAAATCCGACACACTTTTGAACGAGGTCCAGAAAATGGATGAAGAAAAAGTATTAGCACTCATTAACCAGGCGCTGGACGCTCGCGAAGCCCGCGCAAAGGCCGACGCCGAGGAAAAAGCAAAAGCAGATGCTGAAGCAGCAGAAAAGGCGAAAGCTGATGAAGATGCCGCCCGTCTCAAGGAAGAGGAAGAAAAGGCGAAGGCTGACGCCGAAGCAAAGGCCAAAGCGGACGCGGAGGCAGAAGAAAAAGCCAAAGCGGATGCCGAACTGGAAAAAATCCGCGCAGACATGGAAGAAATGAAAAGTCGTGTACCGCAGGAACTCAGCGATGAAGAGCGCAATGAAATCGCTGATACCCAGTGTAAGGCCGACAGCGTGTTTGCTTCATTTGGTGAGCGCGCGCCGCAGCCGATGGCGGGAGAACGCGCTATGCCATACCGCCGCCGCATCATGACTCGCCTGCAAAAATATTCTTCAGACTATAAAGAAGTGGATCTGCATGCTATCGCAGACAGCCAGCTCCTGAGTATTGCGGAGAAAAAAATCTATGCCGATGCACAGGCATCAGCGGCATCCAGTCTGGAGCCCGGTGCCGGGTTACGTGAAGTCATCCGCACCGACGCCACCGGACGCCGTATCAGTACCTTTATCGGCGATCCGTCCGCAACATGGGCACCGTTCCAGGCCGTCAGCCGCAAAGTCGCTGGCATCAAACAGTAATCAACCGGAGAACAATAAACATGGCGAGTGCATTGTCAGTTAATCCAATGCAGACCACTAACGCGCGCGGCACGTTCTACGCGAAATCTGATGGTCTTATCCAGGGCGTGGCGCTGGACGATCCGGCGGCACGTTATGCGCTGGCATCCGGTACCCTTGCCAGTGATGAAATAAAACCTTTGTGGGGCGGACTGCCGGTTAACGAACTTGTACCGGGCGCCTCTTCTGCACCACGTGGCAGCATTATCAAACGCGCAGCCAGCCTTTCACAACTGGTGGGCTTTTCCGTGTTCAACCAGGCACACAACGGCCTGACCACGCCGCAATCCCCGGTACCGCTTCTCCTCAGCAATATGAGCGTGTCGTTTTATCGCCTGGGCTCAGGAATGCGTGTTCCGGTCAAAGCCTCTGATGCCGTGATATCTCTGGCCAGCGCGGGGATTTCTGTTAATCAGCCGCTGGTGTGGAATTTTGCGGAGGATTGTCTGGATGTGTTCAGCACTGCGGCGGCAGATGTGGCTACAACCGCTATTACCTGGACTGCGCCTACCGCAAATTTAGCGGGATTTGCGACCGCGACGACTGCCAGCGCGCACGGCCTGAAAGTGGGCGTTTATGTGGATATTACGGGCGCGGCTCCTGCTGCATATAACGGCATCGTTCAGGTGCTCAGTGTTCCTACGGCAACCACATTCACCTTTACCCCGGTTTCAGTGCCTGCGGGCAATGCAACCACGCAGGGAACGGTAGGCGCGGCAAAAGTGCAAGACGTTGCCCTTCCGGTAAAAATCATCGAAATGCAGATGGGTAACAGCAAAACCGTTTCTTACGATTCGGCAACGGGTTTTGCTACCTGGAACGACAGCGGAAACGCTGCGGTAATTCTGCTGTAATCAGGAGAGGCTAAGAGATGCCAGCTATTACACCCGCTTATCAAATTGTAAATCCGTCGTACATCATGCCGGAAATGATCCTGTCGTATCAGCAGGCATCCGGTGCGTTTTCTGTCATGGCAAGCGGTAACCCGCTGGTTCGCCTGGCAGACGGCGACCAGTACGTTTATATGAAACGCCTGGATATTCGCACTCAGGTCACCTCAAGCCAGTCAGGTAACGCCAACCAGTTACCCTCTGTGGCACTGGAGGCGCGAATGGTCAGCACGCCGACATATATGTTCCGTGCCCGCGCCATTTACGATCATCACGATATGGCCGCAGCGGGGAACTGGGGGATTGCGCTTCCGGAAGCCCAGCGACTCGGTACCAGGCAGGCGATTTTTCAGCAAATGCGTAACGCGCTGCTCTATGGAATGAACCCGGCGGGTGGTGAGGGGGTACTGAACACCAACGGTGCGACCACTATCAGCCTGCCGGCAGACAGCCGCGGGAACACTACCGTACTTACTTACGATCATGGCGAAATGGCGGTATTCCTGCTGGCGCAGATTCAGGCGATCCGCACCCGAACTATGCAAATGGGCCGGGCGTCACGCATGGTTATCCTCGGTCCTCAGCGCACGCTGGGTACCATGGAAATGCAGCAGATCGTTCAGTTGACCAGTTACCAGCGTCCGGGCGGTGGTACTTCCACGGTGAAAGGCACCGTTAATGGTGTGGGGGATGATGCTGATTGTGAAATTGAATGGGGTTATGACGATACGCTGATTGGTGCCGGGGCAAACGGAACGGATGCGATCGTCATCGCCATGCCGGAGGTCGAGCGCCCTGAGGTTAACGCGAAAATCAACACCAACGAATTCGCCAGACTGAGTCCGTCACTGGAAGCCACATCACTGATGCTGTGCGACATGGCGGCACCGCGTGAAATTCCCACCCCGATTGCGGGCGGGGCGATCGATGTGCTTTCCGAACTGCGTTCCACCTCTGGCTGGGTACTTCGCCCTGAAGCGCTGACTATCATTTCGATGAAGTACAGCGATTAATTTTCCCTCGCTGATTTCCCTGCGTGCCGGAGGGTGCGCGGGGATTTTTTACCCAGGAGTAAACATGAAACTGTACATCGCCAACACCACCAAACAGCGCCACGATTTCGCCTGGCGCAAGCCGGAGACGGGACGTCTTGTTTATCACCCGATTAATGCAGGCTCTCAGGCCGTTGTCATTGACGGTACCCGCGCCGAAATCGACCTTATTATTCAGCAGCACGCCGATTATGGTCTGATTGATGCGACAAAAATCGACCAGAACCGTATTTATATCGGGTTGTGTTACAGCATTGATAAGCCGGTGTCGTCGAAGGTTATCGAAAAGGCCATGCGGGATAACGATGGTCACCTGAACCGTGCAGCGCACGATCGCCGTCAGGCTTCCGTACTGGCAACAAATAACGCACTCACTGAGCAGGAAAACGGCTATCTCGGTGAGCTGGAAGTCAGTGCAGAGCAGCGACTGAACGCCACCGATGACCGTGACGAAACAGCGTTTGTTGATGAAACACTGGCGGTTAACACGGGAACTAAAAAGAAAAAATAAGCGGGGTGTGTCATGCCTGAACTGGCCGGATTTATCCTGTTTATCCGTAATACGATGGGAGTTAATGCCGACGCGTTAGCCGATGACGATCCGGCCGTTAGTCTCTCCTGGTCAATGTCCCTGAACTGGGTGAACCGGCAGATCGCCTGTATCAGCCCGGTTCTGTATTCGCAGGCTGTTTATAACCTCGCGGCCTCCTTTCTGCTTAACTTCGGTCCTGAAGTCGCTTTCGGTCCGGTACGCGAAAAACTGGGTATCAACAATTTTACTGCTGGCGTTATCAGCGCCTCTTCCGACGAATCAACCAGTCAGACGCGGGTTGTCAGTGATGCACTGAAAAACCTCTCTCTTGCAGATCTGCAACAACTCAAAGACCCGTATGGTCGGTGGTATCTGGCAATTGCGCAGCAGTACGGCGATTTGTGGGGGCTGACGTGAAACTGCACCTGGGCGTGATGGATATTCCCTATGAAAACGAGAATACGACTACTGGCGATGTGGCCGAAATTCTTGAAGGGAAATACCGGATCATGCAGACGTTCTTTGACCGCCACGGCGAGGAAATTGCACAGATGATGAGTAATGACCTTGCCGCCGGTCTCGAAAATATGCTCGCAGGCGCGCCGCTTCCTGCGGATCCCTTCGCGGAATCCATGTCACAGGTGCATCACCTTTTTGTCGCTTTCCTTGATAACGAGGAGATGAACGGCACAGAAGGTGTGCCTACTGCCCGCGCACTGGAGGGGATTAGCAAGCGTTTTAAAAACAGGAAAGGGGAACCGCGGCCCTCTTTTATCGATACCGGTATGTTTCAGGCGTCAATGCGCGCCTGGGTAAGTGGGGTGCTGAATGCCTTCCCTCAGTGAACTCTCTCAGGCTAAAACGGAACTCAATGCGTCGCTGGTGCAGGGGCTGGATGATATCAGCCGTTCGGCATCTGTTACGTTTACTAAATATGTCCGGAAAGTGCTTCCCCTTGATGGCTTTGTTTTCTGGGTGAAGGCGTCAGTTCTTGCGGATGATCCTGATACTGAACCGGATACAAAGGAGGTAAAAGGCTATCTGCACCTGACTACTGAATCTATCCAGGATGAAGAACAGCTCTACGATAAAAATGTGGTGACCTTCACCGCGCAGGCCGATATTGATCCGTTTAATGATATTGGTTCTGAGGTGCTTTATATCGGGGAGTTTTACGGCATTCAGTTTGCTTTCTCGCGCCGTTCCGGGCTGAATGAACCAGCGAACATTTACCATTATACCGGACATGCCATTTATCCGCATATGATGTCGCAGATTATTAATTCTGCCGACGATATCGATCTTGCGGATGTGGTGGTTTCCAACTCATTACCGATCTGGCTCTCTCTGAGTCATTTCATGCCGATGTACCCGGCAATGCTTTCCGTGCAAAACCTTGCGCCGCCCTACGCTACAGTGAAATGCGGAGAACCGATCCCTGTGGCCGGAGCCTTCTGTCTCGACGAGAAGCAGAACCAGTATCAACTGGTTTCTGAGGACGTGACACTCACCGTGACAGGGCTGCGTAATGCTGCCGTTGAGGATTTTCTGCGCTATGTGCAGGACTACACGCTCAGCGATAAAGCCGAAATGGGTGTAATGAATATTCCTGTGATACAGGATGAGCGCGTCACGCAGAACGAGCTCAACATTATCGCCATGCGGAAAAAGGTCAAATTCAAAGTTAATTACTACCAGCAGCGGATGAGGAACGTCGCCCGCAGGCTGATCACGTCTGCAATTCCGTCCATTTATGTGGAGAAATAATCCAAATGGCAATAGTAAATATTAATGTGTCGGTGACCAGTCCGCCGAAACCCTCCCAGTTGTTAAAGTCAGGCGCTCTGGTATCAACGGGGGGAACCACGCTGGCGGCGGGGAGTTATCAGTTGCTGACGTCCAAAGACGATCTAAAAAATATCGTTGCGCCAGCAAACGCTATTTCTTCGCTTGCGTGGGCCGGGAATACCGTCACGGTGACTCTTTCAGAAAATCATGGCTGGTCCATTAATGAAACGATCCCTGTTGTGATTTCTGGTGCTGCGCCTGCTGCTTATAACGGGGCATATACAGCGTCTGTGACAGGCGAAAAAACGTTTACTTATCCCCTGAACAGTGATCCCGGTACAGCAACGGCTACAGGTACCGTAACGTCTGTTGCCGCCGGAGAACTCCAGCAGATGAACACCACGTACTGGGCACAGGGGACCAGCCGGGCGGTTTATGTCCTTGAGCTGGGTGAGATGAATGTAAAATCTGCGGTTGCGGGCCTTGGTACGTTCATTGATGAAGATACTTCTCTGGGAAACACATACCAGAAATTTTTCTCTTACCTTGTGCCGAGGGAATGGGACGCCGAACCGACTTTTAAAACGCTGGCGAACAATTACACTTCGCCCGGCGCGCTGGTGAAATTTTTCGTCACCACCACGATTGCGACGTACCAGGAATGGGTATCCGGCAAATATCCGAATGTCTTTGCCGGGGTTGAGGCGCCGTCAATTGGCGCAACTGAGTTCTCGATGGCGGCACCGTTCCAGTCCTCACTGGCAAACGATCCGGGGTCATCAAACATGGTCCCGCCGATGGCGTACCGCTTTATGTATGGCGTAACGGAGTATCCGCCGGCAGGTAATGGTACGTTGCTGAAAACCCTGCAGGATAACCATATCAACTATATCGGCACGGCGGCAGAAGGTGGCCTGAGCAATAAAATGCTGGTGGCCGGTCACATGCTTGACGGTATGCCATTTAACTACTGGTACTCGGTGGCATGGTGTGCAATCAACCTTGAGCTGGATCTGGCGAATGAAGTGATTAACGGTTCTAACACTACTGTTAACCCGCTTTATTACGATCAGCAGGGAATTGGTCGCCTGCAACGGCGCGCTTTGAAAACTCTCCGTTCCGGTATCAGTTACGGGCTGATTCTCGGTCAGGTGATTGATACGCAACTCACGCAGGAATCGTTCAACGCGGAATATGAAAAAGGCTCTTATGCCGGGAACGCGGTCATCAACGCAGTACCGTTCGCTGACTATACCAGCCTGAATCAGTCCGATTACGCCGATGGAAAATATAACGGCCTGAGTGCGGTTGTCACCCCGCGTCGTGGTTTTGAGTCCATCACTTTTAATCTCAACGTGACCAATTTTGTGGGGGCGTAATAAATGCCAAATCCATTAGTACCACAGGGCTTTCTTAACCGTGTCAGGGGTGCGGTGACTGTCACGGATATTCCGGCGCTGAATGTCACCGCGTCATTTCTGGGTAAGGATGCGATCAGTATGCGGCCGGATTCGGCTGCAACGGACATTATCCCCACACTGACCGGAACCGTGGGGAGCCAGGTACCTTATCAGCAGGTAACGATCACGATGCATTTACTGCGAACGCAGGGGCTGGCGGCGAGCTATCAGAACCGTTTCGCTTCTGATACGTCGCTGGGAGAGGTCGTTATCACGCCGGATGCCAGCACCTTCGGAAACTACACGGTCCTGAATGCATATCTGGTGAATTTTAATGAACTGACCATCAACGGTATGGATGCCGGATATGTCGTGACGATTTCCGGTTATCTGATCACCAACGATAAAATGTGGGGCTAATGGCCGTGAAAATTGACCGAAAACTGAATTTTGTCAGCACCATCACCCGCGATGACGGCTCACTGGTGTATCTGCACGTTGTGCCGTTTCCGTATGAAGTCGTTGAGGAAAATTGCGTACTGCTGGGGAATCTGTTCAATAATTTTTTCTCCCTGGTGGGTTCGGTAGGTGCGCCCCGCGTGGCGGCGATGATGCTGCGAAAAATCATCAAAGCGCGGCAGGAGGCAGGAGATCTTCAGCCAGGAACGCCGAATATTGTCGATGAGATACAGCGTTTGACAACGGTCATCTGGAACGATAACGGAACCTGGAAAACGTCTTCGCTGGAGGCTGCATTCAGGCAGGAAATTATCACCGATGATGAGTACCGGGAAGTTGAGGGCGAGGTCGTTTTTTTTATGGTGAGCTCTGCCATTCAGAAAGCGAACCTGATCGCACCGACGGTGGGGAAAGCGCTCGATATGTACAGTGGGCAACTTGTGTCATTGAGCGCTATGGCGTATCGCGATTCTTTACCGACGTCGAAAACGGCTACCGATACCCCGACCCCGGAAGCCCTGCCGGAACCCTCACACATACCCTCCTGACATGGGCCTCATGCGAAGGCTTCAGTCACCTCTGCCGTGAACTGGGCTGCGGCGAATATAAAAGCCCGCTCCATTTCCGGCAGCGGTTCATTCTGGAGGAAATACGACGCAAGGGGTATTTCAATGGCGGCTAAATCCATTGTCGAAATTGATGTTCAGGACGAGAAATTTCAGTCGTTCCTGGAAAAATTCAATGAATACCAGAAAGCACTCGGCGAATTACCTGAACAATGGCGGGGGGCGGTTCACGGACTCGGCGAGGCCGCAAAGGAGACAGAACGTGTCCGGGATGGTACGGAGGGGATTACAAAAGCGTTCGCTGATGGCGTTGCGGCGTTAGCATCTGTTAATGACGGCCTCGATCGACTCAACGGTAATCTGGAGAAGGCCACAAAAACCCAGACGGAGTTTAACAAGAAGTCCGGCGGTGCGCGCAATTTCCTGAATAAAGCCAGCAAGGATGCGAAATCGCTGGCAGGTCATATCAAAGATGCAACAACCAGCCTGCTTTCATGGGGAACCGTTCTGGGGCTTTTTTCCGGGCTGGCTGGTGCGGGCGGTCTGTGGGGGCTTAACCACCTGGCCGGCAATGCCTCCGCACAACGGTTTACTGCGATGGGGCTGGGGACGACGGCAGGTGGACTTAATTCGACTGCTGTCGATTTTCAGAAAGCGCTGGGTAATCCTGTCGGAACTCTGGGCGCCATACGTGATGCGCAGCTTGATTTGAGTAAACGCTGGCAGTTCCGGGCAATGGGAGTCGATAACCCGGACAGGGATCCTGCTGAGCTTTTACCTGAAATGATAAAAGCGGCGCGTGATATTTTTGTGCGTAACGGCAGTACGCAGCAGGGGGCGGAAGCCTACGGGCTGACGAACTATTTCACCCTTGACGATCTGAACCGCTTCAAAAAAATGAGCGATGAAGAAATCGATGCGATGGCGAAACAGGCACAGCAGGACACCCGCCGCCTTCAGTTGACGGACCAGCAGCTTCGCCAGTGGCAGGATTTCAACATTCAGCTCGACCGCAGTAAGGTCAGTATCGGGAATACGTTTATCCGGGGACTGGCACCGCTGGCGCCGGAGCTGGGAAAACTTTCGGATGCCTTTTCCGGCGCGATTGAAACGGTCCTTAAATCGCCGGAACTGGGAAAATGGATTGATGGCCTTTCAGATGGTATACGCCGGTTTGGTAACTATCTGGCTTCCCCCGAATTCCAGAAAGATGTTGAAGCTTTCATATCCGGTGTGGAGCGGCTTGGTCGGGTTATCGGCAAAGTCATTGACTGGATAAGTGGTAAATCCGACATCACGGCGGATGACATTAAATCCCGGTCATCGATACTCAGCGACGAGAAGCGCACCGATCCCGTTACCAGTGAGACTTACACCCCGGGTGGGGATGATGATCCGCGAGTGTGGTCGTGGCTGAAAGGGGTAAAAAAATTCTTTGCATCAGGAGATGTTAAGCCGGTCGACGGGAAACAGGCTGATGTTCATGCTAAGGGGCGAACCATTGCTGACAGGTTCAATAATCCTGCGAATTTACGTTATGCCGCAGGTTATGAAACCGCCAATACCAGAAGCGGGAAATTTGCTGTGTTCCCCAGCCTGGATGAAGGCGTTCTCGCTGCTGCAAAACAACTGCAAATATACGGCACAAAGGGCATCAACAATATCCACGATATTATCAGTAAATGGGCTCCATCTAACGAGAACAATACGAAAGCATATATCGGGCATGTTGTGAATGCGACTGGCCGCAGCGAATTCGAAAAGCTGAATTTAAATGATACCCGGACGCTCGCGAAATTAATTACTGCCATGTCAGTAAAAGAAGGTGCCGGCTCCCGGTTAAGTGAAGGGAAGGTTATACAGATTATCAATAATGCCGGAGGTCATTTTCAGGAATCGCAGAAAAAATCTTTGCAGGATATAAATCCATCCGACAGCGTGCGGGGACAATATCTTGCCCACTATGGTTCTGAATTGCCCGGTACCAGCACAAGTAACCCTGTCGTACAACCAGTACAACAGGGTTCGGGGAAAACTGACCAGATACTGCAACAAATTCTGGATAACCAGAAGCGTGGTCATGCTCAGGGACTTGTTGTTTATAACAATACCGGCGGTAATGCAGTTGTATCCAGTACGCAACTTGGAGGGTTCGGTTAATGTCATTTACCCGCGAGCTCTACAAGCTCGGTTTTGAAATCTCCCCGGTTATTCTCTGCGATGGTGTGGCGCAGAGTATACCCGGCGGCATGTTGCCGATAGTCGCCCTGACCCAGAGCGCCAGCTACGTTTCAGGTCTGATGGGGGGCGCTATTGAACTGACGGATCTGGATAAGTATTTCTGCCACTGGCGAGCGGCGCCCGGTGGGACAATGGTTGATTACGACATTGGTCGTTATCCGTTTGCAAATCAGGCGGTGGCAGCCAACGCGCTTCTCTCGCAGCCGCTGCGCATTCCAATGCTGATGGATGCGCCGGTAAATGAAAACACTGGCGCCATGACAAAGCTGGTCACGCTGAGTTCGTTGCAGGCCGTATTGCAGGCACACGCCAGTCTTGGCGGAACGTTTATTGTGGCAACGCCAGGTATTATTTACAGCAACTGCATACTGAGAACGGTGCGTGATGTTACCGGATCGAATGATGCCTTACCGCAGCGGCAATGGTTATGGGATTTTGAGCAACCACTGCTTTCTGAAACCGGGGCTGAACAGGCGATAAACAGTTATCTGGGCAAGATTGATAACGGGGACAAGGCAACAGAAAGCGCCTGGACCAGTACCATCTCGGCGATTGGTAATACCTCACTCGGCAGTAGTGTATCGGGTGCGGTTATTGGCTTAATCGGAAAACTGAGCGGGGCATTTAATTTATGAGCATGGCGTATTATCCCTTCTCCGGTAACGAACAGAAAAGCATGGTCTTTACTCCCGTTCTCGATGGTGAAGTTTATAACTGCCAGACGAAATGGAATATTGCCGCCCAGCGCTGGTACCTCAATATCACGGATAACTCAGGCCGTCGGCAATTGACAATACCGGTTATTGGTTCCCCAAAGAATTACGACATTAATTTACTGGTGGGGGCATTCAGCAAAACCAGAATGGTATGGCGTGTTTCTGACGGTCAGATTGAGGTATTTAACTGATGCGTTTCTACGACATTCAGATTTTTAATGCTCCGGATGCTAAGGGCAACCCCGGTACGCTGTACAGACAGTACAGTAGCATGAAAAACGGGGTATTTAACCCGGGGTGCCTGATGGTTGAATTCGACCTTCTCCGTTTTGGTGAATCCACTCCCAAAGGGCAGAGCTGCATCACTGTCTGGGGCATCAGTCCGCAGGAAATGCAACAGGCCAGACAGGATATGTTTGGCATGACCATAAAAATGTGGGTGGGAATGTCAAAAGGGTTGCCGCTGGCGAAACCGGAACAGCGTGGACTGGTGCTGGAAGGGACCATCTGGCAGGTGCTGGGGAACTGGCAAGGGACCGAGTTACGGCTGGATCTTATTGTGACCGCCGGCCCTGTGTCTGACGTTAACCCACTACCGCTGGCACCCGTAAATTTAACGGTGCCGTGGAACAAAGGGGTTAAGCTTTCTGTCGCGCTGACGCAATGCTTTCAGACGCTGGGTGACTATCGGTTCTCAGTCAGTATCAGCGATCGTCTGGTGAATAATTATGACAGCAATATGTTTTGCGGCAGTCTCCAGGAGCTTGCGACCAGACTTAACTCGCTGAGTAAAAGCATCATTAAGGACAGTAATTATTCTGGTGTTGAAATAGCGATGGTGAACGGCAGGGAGATCCGCGTATTCGATAACGATTTTGCTAACCACCAGGATAAAGATTCCCAAAAAAGCGCCTCTTACAGAAGTAAAAATCCCGTGCAAATTGAATTTACCGATCTTGTTGGTCAACCGACATGGATCCAGTTTGGTACGGTATCCATTCCCTGCGTTATGCGCAGCGATATTCAGGTGGGCGATTATATCCGGATGCCGAAGAAATTAAGGCCGATGATCCAGGCATCGTCATACTCACAGTTTCGTGATGACTCGGCTTTTACGGGGGATTTTCTGGTGTCTTCGGTCCGTCTGGTGGGTAACAGCAGGCAACCGGACGCAAACAGTTGGGTAACTGTTATCGAGGCGCATCCAACAGGGGGGATTGCTGCAACATGAGTATAAATAAAAAACTCAATTTTGGCGGCAATATGAATAATTTCGCCGACCAGAAAATAGCCGCCGCTATGCAGATGGCCGGAAAGATTTTACCCGCAGAGGTCGTCAGTCAGTCCGGGAAAATGGTCACTGTTACCTTTTTGCTGCGGGACATTCCCTACACGTTACCTCAGTTGACCATTCCGCTATTCGGCCCTCAGTACATCAGATACCCGATGCAAAAAGGAGATAAGGGATAGTCATCCCGGCGGATACCTACCTGGGCGGTGCCAGCGGCCTCGGAGGGGGAACGGCTGATCTGACGCCCCCTGCAAATCTCAGTGCGCTGGTGTTTTTACCCATCAGTAACACGGAGTGGGAGAACGTCGATGGTCAGGTACTGACGCTGTACGGACCGGAGGGGGTAACCATTCGTGATGCGAAAAGCAACACTACGTTTCTGCTCACACCGGAAAGTATCACGATTGCCACACCTGAAAAATTCGAAGTGACGGTGGGCAGTACAGTTCTGACGCTCACCGCTGGTACCTGGTCGCTGACAGGGCAGAGTGGAACACTGACTGACAGTGCGGCCAGCACTAGCCCGAAAATCATGCTGGAGGGCTGGGAAAAGCTGGTTCAGTGGGTTAACAGCCACAGGCACAGTAATGGTAATGACGGACAGGATACCGGAGGGCCAACGTCACAATTCAACGGGAGTATTACCGAATGAGGACATACGGACGAGATAAAGACGGGAAGTGGGTAACGGTCACAACTGACGAAAACGGGTTTAACGATTCTGTGTATCTCACAACGCTGGTGCAGAATCTGAAGCTGTCCCCGCAGGAGTCCCCGTTTTTTGCTAACCACGGTATACCGGCTAACGGCTCAGTTATTCAGCAGATACTGCCGACTTTTTATGTTAACCGGCTCCAGCAACAGTTCAGCAAATATTTTTCCTCTCTACAGATTGCGCTGGCGGATGTTGATCCCCCTGTTTACAACATTTCGGCGATTACTAACTCAGGCTCTAAAATAGTGGCTCAGGTGTATGTATGAGTGATTTACCCATTAGTTATGATATTGCCGGCCCTGTTCCTAAAACGACGGATGAACTCCGGCAACTGGTTATTGATACTGCAACAGCGCTGTCCCCGGGGATAACCACAAATCTACCAGGATCGCTGATTGAAGATTTGGTCAGTACGAGCGTCGGTGCGCTTGTGGTATGTGATCAGGCGCGGGTTGACCTGATTAACTCATGCAGCCCGTATGCGGCAAATGTACACCTGCTGGCGCAACTGGGTGATATGTACGGCGTTCAGAAAGGGCAGGGTACCAATACATCGGTTTATGTGGTGTTCAGTGGCCCGCCCGGGTTTGCTATACCGAAAGGTTTTATGGTCGGGGATGGAACCTACACCTATACCGTTCAGCGTGACACGATGATCCCGGAAAGTGGACAAACGGAGCCTGTCTATTGCCTGGCAACAACCGGGGGCTCCTGGGCAGTACCTGCGGGAACTGTAAATCAGATAAAAACCTCAGTACCGAATACATACAACCTGACCTGCACCAACCTTACCGCTGGATTACCCGGCGCGCAGGAACAGACTTTTTCTTCATACCGTGCCCAGGTATTCCAGGCGGGTATGTACGGTGTACAGGGAACGCCTGACTGTTACCGGATTGAACTGAAAAATGTTTATGGTGTACAGGAGAATCTGATCTCATACCGACAGGCATCGCTGGGGGCATGGGTAGCGATTGCTGGTGGCGGCGATCCTTATGAAGTGGCTTACGCTATCTATAAAGCCGTGCCAGATATCTCCGTACTGACGAATGATGTAGTGAATCCATCAGGCGCTGCGGTGGATAAAAAAACGATACCGATCATTGTGTATCCGGATACGTATCACGTGCCGTTTGTAGTGCCATCATCACAAAACGTTACGCTTTTAATCACCTGGAATACAGCCTCAACCAGCTATATCGATCCAACCGGGATTGAAAAAGCAGTGCAGCAAAGCATTGCTGATTACATTAACGGAATTGCAACGGGTGAACCAATAAACATTTTCCTGATTCGGGATATTTTTCTTAATCAGGTTAAGGGGCTTGTATCTTCAAACCTTGTATCAATGATTGATATTCAGGTTGGAATAAACGGAAAAATTGTCCCACCTGCAACCGACTCCAGCCTGGTTTATGGTGATACTTACGCCTATTTTTCCACTTCATCCTCACAAATTCAGGTTAAGCAATATGGCAGCTCTTCTTGAAAGCATTATTCCGGCCTACCCCTATACGCAATATAATGACGATCCGGATATAGTTGCCTTTTTTGATGCTTATAACAAACTGGCACAGGGGTATCTTGATTACTTTAACAACCTGAATTTACCTTGCTGGACCTCCCCGGCGATTACCGGTGAGTTGCTGGACTGGATTGCGGCGGGTATTTATGGGGAATCACGCCCCCTGCTTCAGATCTCCGAGGATGCCATTGCACGTGGAGCGTATAACACTATTGAGTACAATAATGTCGCGTATGCAAAACTGAGAAATTATGTTCCCGGCTCAGCGTCATATGTTCCGGACGACTATTTTAAACGGATACTGACATGGAATTTTTATAAAGGCGATGGTTCGCACTTCTGCATCAACTGGTTCAAACGACGGCTTGCACGCTTTATACATGGAGCTAACGGAATAGACCCACCTGTACAGTCCACTTTTGATATTAGTGTAATGCCCGATAAGGGCATTTTTTTTGTCTCCATTCCTGACTATGGCGATGGTGTCGGGCACTTTCTTAAAGATGCAATTGACCAGTCGCTGGTGAAACTCCCATTTATTTATACCTATTCGGTAACGGTGGTTGAGCAATGATTATTGGATTCGGAAATAATGTCGTCTCCTCACTGGCGGCTGATATTACCGCCAGCCAGACGACCATTCAGGTGATGCCTGGTGCGGGAGCGATGTTTGCTAATTTGCTTACCAGCGATTATGCGAACAGCTCAAACCCTCTTAAAACTTACGCCAAAATTACACTGACAGACGCAAAAGAAACAGTTTTTGAGGTATGCCATCTGACAGCAGTTAATAATGACATGCTGACGGTTATTCGCGGTCAGGAAGGTACAACAGCGAAGGGATGGTCACTGAATGACGTTATAGCGAATTTTGCGACGCGAGGATCTGAAAATCAGTTTGTACAAATTGAAGAGCTCCAGAGTGGGCATTATGTCGCTGGTGTGGCCGGAGGTACAGAGAATAATCTGACGCTGGAGTTACCAGCAACTTATTTCGTCAATGGTGGAGTTGACTGGACATTGCGCACTCCACTTGTGGTTATTCCGGCGCTAAACAATACCGGAGCCAGCACTCTGCAACTGACGATGGGGGGGCGTGTGCTTGGCAAATTCCCACTATACAAGGGGAATAAAGCAGAGTTATCGGCCAATGATATTATTAAAGATGCTCCTGTCCTATGCGTTCTGGATAATACAAAAACCTATTTTTCTGTGCTTAATCCCCTGGAGATTTATTTGGGATCACGGTATTTGCAGAAGGACCAGAACCTGTCCGACGTACCGGATAAGGCCAAAGGTCGGTCCAGTCTTGAGGTCTACAGCAAAACCGAAAGTGATGAAAACTACATGGCTAAAAGCCAGTGTGGTGCGGATATCCCGAATAAGCCGCTGTTTGTACAAAATATCGGAGCACTTCCTGCCAACGGTACGGCTGTTGCAGCGAACAGACTGGCATCACGCGGTGCGCTTCCGGCACTGACTGGTGCGACAAGAGGCAGCGATAGCGGCCTGATAATGGGCGAGGTTTACAACAATGGCTATCCAACACAATACGGGAATATTTTACGTCTGACCGGAACCGGTGACGGGGAGATATTGATCGGATGGAGCGGGGTTAATGGTGCTCCTGCGCCTGCATATATTCGCAGCCACAGAGATAACGCCGAGGCTGAGTGGTCCGAATGGGCAATGCTCTACACCACACTAAACCCGCCACCGGATTCGCATCCAGTAGGGGCGGCGATTGCATGGCCGTCTGATGCTACTCCAGCCGGTTACGCCCTGATGCAGGGGCAGTCCTTCGATAAATCTGCTTACCCGTTACTGGGTATAGCGTATCCGTCCGGCGTTATTCCTGACATGCGAGGCTGGACAATAAAGGGTAAGCCCATCAGTGGACGTGCTGTACTGTCGCAAGAAATGGACGGCAACAAATCGCACAGTCACACCGCGCGAGCGCAGGATACTGACTTAGGGACAAAATCCACCTCATCCTTTGATTACGGCACGAAATCGACCAATACAACGGGCAACCATACTCACCAGTTCGGCGGTTATATCAACTCATACTGGGGAGATTCCAA